ATCTGCTTCTGCTCTAAGCAGAAAGCAGTTGTTCCATGCCTTTATTGGCCTACCTGCGTAGTATATGTATCTACCACCCGGTATAAACTTCATTTCAGATATTATCTTGATAAGATAATCGCACTCATCAGTAGACAGTATACCCTCACATACATCTTTGACTATATCTCTAGCTTTTTGTTCCCACGTCTGTCCCGAATAAAGTGCGTACTTCTGCTGAAATACTGTCTGGGCCAGTGTGTTCCTGAATGGTGACTTTGTTTGATTTGTATCCATTTGGTGTTACCTCCATTTTGTTTGTGTTGTACGGAGGCTTAATGCCTGCCATGTCTGCACACTTCTTTAAGAAATGTATATCTTGTATAGTTAATCCTAGCACCCTAAACTCTGTAGTAATTTCTGTTGGTATAGTTAATATTGCATCAACATTACTTATCTTTCCCTTCATTGGTCCACTCCTTAGGAATTCCGTCTTTAATGTCACACCACGGTATGAAATACTTGTCACAGAAGTCTCCGTAGGTTGTCTTGCTTCCGGGGTATATCTTGTAGGTGGAGTTGTAGAATACCATACATATAATTACCTCGGGATGTTGGTTCTGCATTAGCAGCATTTTATCTCTATCTGCTTGGTCCCATATACCCTTAGATTCTATATATAATCCAGTCTTTAACTTAAAATCTGGAGTATACTTGTGGGTCTTGGCAGGGACAGTGTACTCAAAGGTGTCCTTCTCATATGCAGGGCGCTTGCCTAGTATCATGCACAGGGAGTCATTAACCTTCTGCTCTAGCTTGTTACGAACCATGTTGTTCTTGTAGTTCTTTTTCATCAGGAAATAAATCCTCTCCCTCCCACGGAGGGAGTTTGTTGTCTACCCAATCATCGAATACTTCCTCTAGCAATTTGTTCTTAGGAACCTTCTTCTCTTTCGCCTTTTGTTTCTTGGACTTAACTACCTTTGGTCTATACTGTGGATCAGTCAATACATCTTTATGCTGCTTATTCTTTTGTCTCTTCAAGGTCATCGAAGTAGTCCTCATCCTCCAAGAACTCGTCTATCTCGTCTTCATCGTCTAGTATACCATCTGTAGCCTCAGGTATACCAAACTTGCCCTTATGTTCTAGTACCCTATCAGGGAATCTCTCTAGTATGTCTTCCATAGTTAGCTCTAGCATTAGAACTAGACTCTCTACATCTGGAACCTCTTCCCCTATTAGGGACTCAAGTTCTATTCTTCTTAGTTTGCTCATGATATAGTTGTTTAATATAATAAATTGTTCCTACTACTATTGCTGTTGTTAGAGATAACATTACTATTAATAGAAATATTTGGACTATAGTCATTAGTATAATATCTAACATGATTAGCTATACTTTCCTTTTAGTTGAGACATACTAGTTGTAGTTATATCGAAGCGGTTAGTACCATATATATCTAACTCTATTATACCACTCCAATAATCTGTCTTACTTCCTACTGCATACGTAGGAGTGTCCTCAAAGAAACACCCTACACACAGAGCTTGATTGAGATGAGGAGCACCGTGCCTATGCTCAGCAGCATGATCAAGAGTATGAGTGTGTCCAAATACGACACTTCCACTGAATAACCTAAGAGCCTTTTGAGCCACCGTAGGATTGCTAATAGCTTTTCCATTAGATGCTATAGGTATATGGGTGAAGCTTACCCCCTCCAGTGTGTATACTTCCTTGTAGTCAATCACTTCAAAGCCCCTGTGATACAAATACAAATCCTTCTCCAGAGAAACTGTTCCTAGGAACGTAGGGTCGGACTCCAAATACCTGTCCAGCCTGTTCTCATGGTTCCCTTTGATGTATACAAGGGAGGGAGTATATGCCTTCTTCTTGCTCTTCTTATTGAATTTCTTTATTGGATCAAGCATCATATCCAGAGATTGATTACCTGCCTCTATCTCTAGTGAGTATCTCCTATTCTCCATAAGGGCGCGCTTGTTCCTGTCCCACTCAGATAGGCAATCCATAGACATATAATCTCCTATAGAGATAATGTATTCTGGTTGCCTATCTAGTATCATGTTACCTAGTGCCTTAAATCTACTCAAGTCCTGTATATCATCTACATGGGCATCACCTATAACTAAGACACTAGTCATCAGTATTATCCATCCTTTCTTTTATTAGATGGGTTATCTCTGTAACTCTAGGGGTATTAGTTACCTCAGTTAAGAACAGTGGGCCTGTGCTATATATAAAGGTACGTAGTCCCTTACCTCCATTTGAGTCCTTCCAGCACTCCTGCTTGTACGGACAGTAAGAACAATTAACTCCTAGCTTCTGTCCTGCAGTATGAACCACTGTGGGCAGTCTGGGTATAGCTGCAGGCCATGCATGGGATACTGCATCTGCTGCTTCAGCGAGGGTTCTTCTTGTATCAAAGGCAGCGGTTTCTGCGCCATGAACATCAGTAGTAATATCTCCTGTAGTTTTATCTATAACTAAAAACGCAGGGTTGTTTGCTCCCGTACGGCGCACTCGCTCATCGCTAGCATCCACGTCTACTCTTATCGCCCCTACATATCCTACTAATTGAGAGATATATCCAAAGCTATCATCTTCAGGTTTTAACCCATCTTCAAACTTCTTAAAGGAATAGGTAGATGCTGTCTTGCAGTCAACAACCGTGTCATCTATTATTGCATCTATTTTTCCTACAACCTTCCAACCAGAAGGAACATCTAGCTCTACTCGTTTTTGTTGGTCCCTGACTTCGTGCCCTGCATGTTCGGCCAAGAACAAAAGCACTTCCTCTAGTATGTCTCCATACATAAATTTTATTAAGTTCTGAGGTAACAGCTTTTCTTTACCTGCTAGGTTAGGTGTGTTGTAATCATACCACAGCTTCCTCTTGCAGGGCTGTCCTATCTCTGACATGTACAGAGTTTTAGGTGGACGAACTCTTACCTCTTTTGAGGTAAGAGCTTTTCCTACTTTATATGCTATACGTTCTCCTAGTGCTAACAACTTTGCTTCATCTACTTGTTTGGATTTGCCGGAGATAACATCTGCCAGCATTTCCTTTATATCTTCTTCTAGTGTAGCAATTGTTTTCTTAGGCATCCTTGCCTTTCATCTCTGCCACTGCGTCAGCCATGTCTGTATCACCACAGGAGTATGCTTCGAACATTCTAGCTACTTCAATGATGATTTTAACATCTTCCTTGATATCTGTATCATGGTAGTTACCAACAGCACAGTACAGTTCTCTGGCGTTAGTGACTGCGTTCTGTCTGACGATAGCACGCTGTCCATCTAGCGGAGGTATAGGGAACACCCCCTTACTACCTACGGACGGCGCAGGTTTTCCTGAGTAACCAGCAGCGTGAGTAGGCGCAGCAGCACCAGTTTTTCCATGTACACTAATAGAAGTAGGCACAACATCCTTTCCATAAGTAGACTCTTCATATCTAAAAGAGATGGTGTCGCCAACAGCAAAGGTAGGCTTCTTCCATCCGGCATTATACCACGCCCCACCCGCCTTGAACGAGTACGTTTGCTTAGGGCCGAATCTAGTTTTAACTTCCTTGCTTCCCATCTGTTCGATAACAATCGCGTTAACTGTTTCTTCCATTAATCCTCCTTATAGTCTTTCATTTCATACCAGTTCTTACCTATCTGTATTGAGGTTGTTAGTCTTAGACCAAGATTCAGCCCAAAAGTTCCCTTCAAATACTCAGGTGCTTGTTCCATAACGGATTTAATTAACTTAACAGAATCATGTAGATAGGCTTCTTCAGTTAAATCGAACAAGATTGAGTCATGAACAGCCATTATCATCAAACACTTATCCCAGAGAACAGGATGGTTCTTAAGTTTCCTGTACATCTTGCCTAGCACCAATGGAACTATGTCCGCTGTAGCAAAGCTCTGAACAGGATAATTCTTTAGTTCAGTAGGACTAAAGGACGGGTCTTTCTTATATTGGTAATTATTATCATATTCATGATACTCTAATATTCTATTGGTGGGCTGTAGTCTATTGTAAGTGCCTGAAGGAAGACCGTTCTTAGTTTTAAGCCCGCCCATGTGTACCCTATTAGCCTTTGCATCTTCTATCAAGGACTCGTGCCACTTCTTTACTGTTGGATATCTATTATAAAATGTTTTTATAAATATCGTGGCTAAAGATACTGATACATTGCCTTGTTTGGCTAGTGTAGTTGCTCCTGCACCATATATAAGACCGAATGTTAGTGGTTTGAATGCCTTTCTTTCATGAGCATCAGGAAATTTACCATACATATCCTGATACAATTCAGAATGAATGTCTCGTCCTGCGTTAAGGTCTGCTATTAACTGTGGGTCATTGGATAGATATGCTAATGCAACCACCTCGATCTGCCCGAAGTCTGCCTCAATCAACAGCCCGTTCTCTCTGTTCCTAGGAACAAATACTTTCTTGAATGGATGATTGGGCTGATTCTGTAGGTTAGGGTTAGTGCTGGTGGTTCTGCCAGTCTTAGCTACGCAGTGATTTATGTTAGGATGTATCTTACCATCAGGAAAAATGTTCTTCTGTATACCAGATATGTAAGTATTAAGAATCTTCTCTGCTTCTCTAAGTTCTATAATTAAGCCTATGGCTGGACACCCTAGGCCTTTAGGTTGTTTATGTAACTCATCCAGTACTTCTCTACTGGTATCGTATATACCTGTCTCTTGTTTCCATGATGGGTATGGTTCAAATTCCAATCCTTGATAAGTTTTAGTATCTACTACCTTCTTAAACTTTGGATTGCCATTCTTATAGGTTCCATCTTCTACTTTAGTTGTTACTTTATAGGTACAACCAAAGAGAAGATCGGATATAGCACGACGACTACCAGACACATAATTAGGAACTTTATATGCTATGCATAAATCATCTAAGCGTTTCTGTAGTCCTATTACATTTACAGAAAAAGTATTATATAGAATCTCAAGCTTAGCAGTATCAATAGCAATGCCGTTATATGTCATCTCAGTAGTAGCCATTAGGGCATCCATTTGAGACATAATTAGTGGCAGCATACATCTGCTCTTGGCCTCCACTATCTGAGAGTTGAATATAGTATTAGTGTTTATTATATCACCTCTCAGATAATCAGCAAGCATATCCTCAGGGATGTCTTCTGTTCTCATCCCCGCATTCCACATAGTAGCTATTCTGTCGTCTTTCTTTGTGCCACCACGCTTATCTGCCACTTCGTCTAGTGAGGGGTATATATGCTGCTGGTTGGACAGTATGAACTCAGCCAACTGCGTGTCCCATATAGCTCTCTTTGGTAGGATTTTATCTTTGAATTCAGGCCAATCTCTCATCAGATAATGTAGATCAAATGCCATTGCGTGACCAACAAAAACATCAGACCTTGCTTGCTCTGGCTTAGCAAATAGTAATCCTCTACCTTTCCACACAGTAGCGTGTAAATTAATGGCGTCCATCTGACCAAGCAGAATTATTTTATTCGGAGGGTAGAACGCAGATGCTTTATTGGTGCCTATAAGGGCATTATCTACTGACGTTTCTACGTCAAGTATTGTAATTGAATTAGTGAGTTCCTTCATACCTAGCTATCTCCGGTTTAATTTTTACTTCCCAATATCCGTGCCGCTCTTTCTCTACAGTGCGAGGGCCACCGAATAATTTGTTCTTAGGAACATGGATGTACCTATTAAACTCTTCTGACTTCTCGTGGGTCTTTCCTATGGTTATGATTACATCTACTTCACCGGGCTTGTCCACCTTACTGCCACGTAGTTGATCTTGATATATCCATTTCTGTCCTTCTGCGGTAGCGTCAGCCTGTGATGCAGCAATGACAGGGCCGTATTCATGGGCTAACTTTCTAGCCCACAGGTATAAGCGGCCTAGTCTAAGGTCATCTCTGTCTTCCCCAGAGAACCCCTCTACCTTATCCAACTGATCAAATACAATTAAGGCTGGATTCATATCCTTAAACAATGAGTTAAGCTGGTTAACGGAGCTAATCCCCGAGGCTTCACTTACTACCAGTATTTTATCTTTATTGCCCATCATTTTAGTATAGATGGACATAGAATCTACGGGATCAAGAACAATATCTAATGCTTTACGACCTAGAGCAGCCTGTATGATTCTAAACATTACTTTATCAGATCGCTCCTCGTTGTTAACCCATATGACAGGACGACCTTCTTTGATTTGCTGCGCCATATAGGATACTTGATCAGCCATGAATGTAGTTTTGCCTATCTCAGGCCGCGCTCCTATTACTACAAAGTCGCCTTGTCTCAGTGGACCTATGCTTATGTTAAGTTCTTCTAATCTCCACTCGTAGCCCCCAGTAGATACAGCCTTAACTACTGATGCAACATCTGTTGGAGCGAACAGGTCAGTTTTTGTTATTGCTCTGCCTACTTCTTTAACGTAGTCTGTTACCAGAATACCTACATCGTCTAGCGTACAGTCCTTCTCTCCATCGGCTACCTTAATGGCTGTGTCTACAATCTTGGAAGAGTAGTCTGTCGTGATGTAATGCTTCAGTAGGTCATCTGCTGATGTAGATGGGGAGCCCGTTTTTAGCCTAATAAATAACAACTTATACAAATCCACTTCTTCTCTACGTAACTTCGAACCCTTAATACCCAAAAAGTAGGTCTCAAACGGCTCCCATTTAATCTGTGTCTCGCTAGGATTGGCAGTAAAGTATCCTTCAATGGATGCTACAACTACTGCAGCCTCTCTAGATAGCAAGTGCTCCTTAATGTATGGTTTGAATCTAATAAAGTTCTTCTTATCTGTAATTACATGCAGCAAATCATAATCCAAATGCACCTCCTATTTTATTGTAAGCACTGTTATTAGCTCGTCGTCAGATAATTCTTTAGGTTGTTTAGGTAGTAGTGGGGTGGCGTCAAGGCTCACCATATAAAGTGCCATCTCCCTACGTACTGTGTTGGCAGCTACTAAGCCCGGTCCATCATTATCTAAAAGCACTACTGCCTTATTGTAGTTAGCTGCTATGTATACTTTGGTATCCTTAGTTAGATTTGTACCGCACAGAGCTACTGCGTTTGCGTGTTTAGATACACGTATAGCAGAGATAACATCCTCTACTATATAGATAGTCATTGCTCCACCTATAGGCAAAGCAGGACCTTTAATGAAATGTCCTATCTTCTTGCTGCCCTCTCTAGTTAAATACTTTGGAGGGTTAGCAATAATATCTAGGCTCCTTCCCTGCCAACTAATTAACTCGTGTGTCTCTGGATCACAGGTAGGAATAATTATTCTTTCTATGTGTGGATTGTATCCTATTCCATGAAGCACTATATCATAGCCAGTAAGTCTATATTTATATAACCAGGCCAAAGCTTTAACTGGCATGTTCTTAGGAACAAGCTCGGTGTCTTGTGGATACTCGACAGTTGAAGCAATCTCTCCGTCTCCGATAACCAGACTTGCCTTAAGTTCCTTTATGCTGGGACTGCGTACCTTCTTGTCCTTTAGATATACGCCGCTGCCTCCGCAGTTATGGCAGTAGGCTAGTACACTACCGTCTGTCTGCCTCTTGAGGTAAAGGCGCGCTCTTTTATCCTTACCAGCAGGGCATTTCTCATGATTAATATGTATTTGTTCCCCAGCTAATGTAGGAAAATGCTCGTATAAATCATTTATTTTGATTCGCATTTGATTGGGAAGCCTCTGCCGTGTTTCTTTATTAGATTGGTTACCTTGTAGACAGGCACAAATGAATATATTTCCCAACTACTAGTGAACGGACCTGCATAGTGCCGTCTCCATGAGACAGGAATGGGTACCCCCCAATGCATTTTATTATAGCGTGTAGGAATAGCTACAATGACATGAGTTGTTTGCCCTGTCTCTATATTAAACCTAGTCCCAGGATTGCCAGGAGCACTGTCAGTAAATATTTCTATGGTATATTGGTGAGGTGGCGCACCAAATTTTGCCAAGAGAGCAGTATTAGTGTTCATAGGAAGCTCCCTGACTTTTTTTTCTTCAACTAAACTATCTCTCCAATTTGGCATTAGGAATCCATTCTCGTGATTTCGGTTAAAAATTTCTCTAGGTATTTTCTGTATCAAGCGACCGTACTAGTTCCTCTAATTTGGTTATTCTTATGTTGAGTTCCATATACTCATCCCAAATCTTTTGTAACCAAAGTACGGCATCTTCCTTTGTGCCCTCTTCATGTATAACATTAATAAAGGCAGCGGGGTGTTTGGCTTTGTATGTCATTTTATTTTGAATCTCCAAATAACAGATAGTTGGTCAGCTAAATCCTCTGGCTCACTGTTGAATGGTCGCCCATTAGAGAAGCTGGAGTGATGGTCATATTCAACTATATCTGGAGACCACC